GTATCCTGGAATGCTTTCTAAGATAGTTGCAACCTCTGGAGAACAAACGATGAAGTTTGCACCACCTCTAAGAGTTTTTTGGTGAATCTTGTTAGACACTTTCTGGATCTTAGTTCCAAGAGTCTGGAACCACTGACCTTGAGTGTTGTAGAAACCACCACCGTCTACAGCAGCAGTAGACCATGCGCCATTAGCGTAAGTCTTGTTAGAAGCAGCTGACCATCTTTCAGATGTAGCAGCATCCTGGATTAACATATCTAAGATCTCAAGATCGATCTCCATAGAGATGTACTCAGATAAGATAGAAGTTAATTCAGCTTCAGCGTCTACACTGTGGTAAGCGTTAAGGTCTTGAGCGAATTCTGGAGTCCACTGAGCCTTTAACTTACGAGTCTTAGCAACGATAGCTTCAGAAGCTAATTCTACGTTGATTTCTGGGATAGAAATACCGTTTACATCTTCGAAGTCACCACGGCTGTTATCAGCTGGTTGCTTGTGGTAAAGAACAGAACCAGTAAGTGCAGCAGCAGCAGCAGAAGTTGTAGGAACTACGAAAGATACGTTGTTACCAGATACAGTAGTGTACTCTGGGTTAGCAGTAACGTCAGTAGAACCAGATAATAATCTGAATGCTCTAACAGCTTTAGAATCGAACTCAGTACCAGATAAAGATACAGTGAATACTTGGTAATCACCAGGAGCAACACCGTCTTGGTAGTTGATAGAAGCAGAAGTTGCAGCAGAAGCGTCAACAGTTACTGCAGCAGAAGCAGAGTTCATAGTGTAGCCAAACTGACCAGCACCGTAAAGACCACCAGCTACAGCCTCGTCTACAGCCATCTTGTCGTTAGCAGTAGAAACGTTACCGTAAAGGTTGTCACCAGAAGCGCGACCGTTAACACCAGTACCGTACTTGAAGTCTAAGTAGAATACTAGACCAGAAGGAAGGTTCATTGGTTGAACAGAAACGAAGTCCTTAGCAGCGATTTGAGCGAATACCTTACGCACTAATGGTAAAGCAACACCAGCCCACTGCTCACCCTGACCGGCTGAGAAAGAACCTCCAGTTCCAGTAGTAGAAGCCTCTTTAACTAATTCCTTGGCTTGGTTTTCAAGGATCATAGCCATAGAGTTCTTCTCTTGCTCGTTGTTTAGACCTTCAAGAAGACCAGTAGCAGTCCACTTGTCAGCTAAACGAGCAGCATCAGCTTGAAGGCTCTTGAAGCCTTGTGCTGATTCGTTTAAGAGATTGTTTAAATCCATGTTGATTTCTTTTTAAAAGATTATTTAATAATTCCTGCGAGTTTTTGTAAACGCAATACAGCCTGGTTAGCTTCAGTAATTACTTCTGGTCTGTCAGATGTTCCTGCAGCAGCTGAGGCAAAGCCCTTGGCTTCCTTAACTACTTCTTTCTTAACACCAGAAGGAATGTTTTCACTAACTGTTTCAAAAACAAGCTTAACTTCTTTAACTGTCTCAGCCTTATCGAAAGCAGCAATTACTGTAGCTTTCTGTGATTCAGTAAGGTTGTTAGCCTTAAATACCTTATTAACGTAAAGTAACTTAGCATTTAGTAAGTTTACTTCGTTAAGATCTTTGCGAAGAGTTTCGATAGTCTCTAAAGCTTCGTTTAGTTCTTCACTAACTTCCTCTTTAGGGCCGATGTCATGACCTGCGCCAGACTTCTTCATACCTGCAACAGCACCAGAAGCAGCTAAGTTTAGGAGGTCAGCAATAGATACTTCTTTACCATCTACAGTGATAATCTTGCTAAGGAGCTTCTTATCAGTTGCGATAGCTTTAAGCTTATCCATCATACCTTCTTCCATGTACTCTTCTTCTTCTAAGTTACCGTGCGGTGCTGCAGAGTCAGCGTCAGCTTGGTTGATAGTTTCATCAACTTCTTCTTCAGCAACTACTTCTTCACCTTCATTTGCCATAGCAGATAATTCAGCCATGAGTTCTTCGAGGTTGATTTCTTCCTCGCCTTCAGCTTCAGGTTCAGCAGTCATATCCAGGCCTACCATATCTTCAGCTTCCTCATCACCTTCTTCACCTGCTGGCTCTTCGTCACCCATCTCCTGTGATAAGATATCACGGATTAGGTCTTTAAGGTCCTCGACAGTCATGTCTTCAACCTCTAGATCTTCTTCAGCTTCGTCCTCTGATTCTTCAGAGTCATCCTCAGCTTCTTCGTCGCCAGCTTCTTCAGCTTCTTCGTCTTCGTCTTCTGCTTCAGCAACTACTTCCTCATCTTTAGCTTCCTCGCCTTCCTCTACTGTTTCTTCAGCACCTTCTTCAACTGTCTCTTCAACTGTTTCTTCGATTTCTGCTTCAGC